GCGCAGCGGCCGGGAGATCCTCGGCATCGTCCAGGGCTTCCAGCAGCAGTTCGAGCAGGACGACGAGCAGCGCACCCGCCGCCGTCGACGACGGCGGAAGGAGGGCTGACGTGGCTGTCCTGGACGAGTTGCTGGTGCGCCTGGGCGTCGACATGTCCGAGGCCCAGGGCGAGGTGGACGAGGGCGCGCAGGGCATCGAGAACCGGCTCAACGGACTCAGCGCGGCCGGCGGGCTGGCGGCCGCCGGCCTCGCCGGGGCGTTCGCCATGGGCCTGGAGTCCGCGATGGACATCTCCTCCGTGGAGACCAAACTCCAGAACCAGTTGGATCTCACCGACGAGCAGGCGTCGGCGGCCGGGCACATCGCTGGTGACGTCTACGCCGCCGGGTTCGGCGAGTCCCTCGACGCCGTCGGCGAGGCGTTCAGCGCGGTGGAGTCGTCCATGCAGGAGTTGGGCTCGGTGTCCGACGCGGAGATGCAGCAGCTGACGAAGTCGGCGCTCGGCCTGTCGGAGACCTTCAACTTCGACGTCACCACGGCGGCCGCGGGCGCGGGCAACATGATCAAGGCCGGGCTTGCCAAGGACGGCACCGAGGCCATGGACCTGCTCGCCGCGGCCGCGCAGCAGTTGCCGTCCTCGATGCGCGAGGAACTCCCCGACGTCATGAAGGAGTACTCGGAGTTCTTCGGCCAGCTCGGCTTCACCGGCCCGCAGATGATGGGCCTGCTCGCCGAGGCCGCCAAGAACCCGACGTTCGAGCTCGACAAGATGGGCGACGCGCTGAAGGAGTTCAGCCTTCAGATGGCCGACACCGCCAAGGTGTCCGCCCCGCTGAAGGAGCTGGGCCTGGACGTCGACCACATCCAGAAGCTCATGAACACCGGGCAGGGCACGAAGGCCTTCGACGAGGTCAACGGCGCGCTGCTGAAGGTCGAGGACCAGACCAAGCGCACCGCGCTCCAGGCCGCGCTGTTCGGCGGCCCGGGTGAGGACATCGGCAACACCCTCCAGGCGATCGCCGAGGCGGGCGGCGCGGCCGGCTCGAGCATGACCGGCGTCGCCGGATCCGCGAAAGAGATCACGGACAACATGGCCGCGTCCCCCGCGCAGCAGTGGGACTCCGTGATGCGGACCGTCACCGAGACCCTCGGCGTGGCGCTGCTGCCCGTCCTCAAGCTCGTGTCAGACCTGCTGGCCAAGCACCCCGGGCTGGTCCAGGCCCTGGTGCCCATCGTCCTGGCCCTGGCCGCCGGGCTGGCGATCGCCGCGGCCGCGCAGTGGGCGATGAACTCGGCGATGCTCGCGAGCCCGATCACTTGGATCATCCTCGGCGTCGCCGCGATCGTCGGCGCGATCCTGCTGATCGCCACCCAGACCGACCTGTTCCAGAAGGCGTGGGCGCTCGCCTGGGGCGCGATCAAATCCGCCGCATCGGCGGTCGCGAACTGGTTCACCGGCACTGTGCTGCCCGCCCTCACCACGGCCTGGAACGCCATCAAGGGCGCGGCCCTGGCCGTGGGCAACTGGTTCACCGGCACACTCCTGCCGAAGATCACCGGGGTGTGGAACGCCATCGCCACCGGCGCGAGCGACATGTGGACGAAAATCAAGGGCTACTGGAACGCCATGGTCTCGTTCATCACCGGCATCCCGGGGCGGATCAGCAGCGCCGTGGCCGGCATGTGGAACGGGATCCCCGCCGCGTTCCGGTCCGCGATCAACAGTGTGATCGGCGGCTGGAACCGGCTGTCATTCTCGGTCGGCGGCGGCTCGTTCATGGGCGCCGACATCCCGTCCTTCACCCTCAACACCCCGAACATCCCGTACCTGGCCGACGGCGGCATCACCACCGGCCCCACCCTGGCGATGATCGGCGAGGGCCGCGAGCAGGAAGCCGTGCTGCCCCTGTCGCGGCTCGAGCAGCTCATCAACCAGCCCATGAGCGCGGCCGCGCTGCGCAACATCGCCCCCGCCGAGACCCGCGTGACGCTCGCGTTCGAGGGCGCCACCGACAAGTTCGTGGCGTTCCTCCAGGACGTCACCCGCACCCAGGGCGGCGGATCCATCGTGCAACTGGCAGAAGGGTAGGCAGCCCATGGTGTCGTGGCCGCTGAAGCGGATCGGTGAGGCGCTCATCGACGGACAGTGGGTGAGCCTGCCCCTGCGCGAGTCCACCAGCGTCACCATCAACCGGGGCATCAGCGCCGAGGGCACCCTGGCCCGGCCCGGCAGCATGACGGTGCGGGTCAACGACGCCGACGCGACGCTCAGCCCGCGCAACGCCGAGAGTGAGCTGTACGGGAAGTTCGGGCAGGGCACCCGCTTCCGGTTCCGTGTCGGCGACGTCCCCGACACCCCGGCCGCGACCATGACCGACACCTTCAACCGGACCGTGGCCAACGGGTGGGGGACCGCGGACTCCGGCCAGACGTGGGCGATCTGGGACCCGGCCGGCTCCTCCCCACCAGCCGCCAACTACAGCGTCTCCGGCGGGGCCGGGAAGTTCACCGTCACCGCCCTCAACAGCTCCCGCTGGATCACCACCGACGGCGCCGACTTCGACGACTTCGACGCCACCTTCACCATCGCCACCGACACGCTGCCCGTCGACGACAGCGCCGTAGAGGGCATCCTGCTCACCGTCGCCGCCCGCATCGACCGCACGGCGATCACCATGTACTACGTCGACATCGAGCTGCTGCCCGACACCGGCCTGGCCGGCAACGCGGGCCTGCGCGTGGTCCTGTCCGGATACCGCGCAGACACCGTCATCACCCCGGCCATCACCCCCGTGCAGCAGATCCCCGGCCTCACCTACGCCGCCGGCGTCCCCCTGCGGGTGCGGCTGCGCTGCGAGGGCCCGGAGATCCGCGCCCGGGTGTGGCCCGACGGCGACACCGAGCCGGAGCACTGGCACCTCCAGGCCTACGACACCACCTACACCGAGGGCGGCGAGTTCGGCTTCCGCGGCTCGGTACGCGGCGACCTCACCGCCACCCCCGTCGCCATGAGCTTCGCCGACCTCGAGCTCCGGCCCCTGGCCGACGCCCCCGACGCGGTACGGATGACCGGCGAGGTCTCCGGCATCGACCCCTACGAGAGCGAGGACGGGCCCGAGAGCGCCTACGTCGACCTCGACGTGGCCGGGGCACTGCGCCGCTACGACGGCCCCCAGAAGCCCCTCAAGAGCGCGCTGCGCAGGCACGTGGGCATCTACGCCTCACAGGCCTACTGGTCTTTCGAGGAGGGCGCCCAGGGCGACATCCACGTGGCCGAGGTGGGCGAGCAGTCGACCACCGGACCGCTGACCGCCACCGGCCTGGAGTTCGCCAAGGACTCCACCCTGGTCGGCAGCGGCCCGCTGCCCACCGTCAAGGCCGGCGGCACCCTCAGGTCCGCGCCGATCCCGGGCGAGAACACCGGCTATTGGTCGCTCTACCTGATGTTCCGGATCCCCACCGCGAGCTTCCCCGCCAGCGGCGAGCACCAGATCCTTTCGTGGACCACGGGCACCGCCACCTTCACGGTGTTCGCGGAGACCATCGCCAGCGTGCCGTGGATCCAGCTGCGCGGCACCGCCACCGACGGCACCGACCTCGGCACCGTCGGCATCTCCAACACCAACCTGCTCGCCGCCGGATACCCCGACCTGCGCGACAACTGGCAGCAGCTGAAGGTGTACGCCCAGCAGTCCGGCGCCAACACCACGGTGCGCCTCGCCGTCGCCTACCCGGGCACCACCGGCCTCGGCGCCAACCTCGCCTCCGCCGCCATCAACGCCGACCGGGTGCGCCGCATCAACACCACCTTCGGCACCGGCGTCGCCGGCATGAGCATCGGCCACCTGGCCACCTTCGGCAGCGCCACCACCGACTCGTTCGTCAGCCCCAACATCTACGGCGCCACGAACAACCCCCTGGCCTGGGCATTCGGCGCCCCGGGCCTACGCGCCCGGGACTTCATGTCCGTCCTCGCTTGCGACCAGGCCGTGGCCCTGGACGTGTACGGTCCCGCCGCCACGCTGCTCGGCCCGTACACCACCGACTCCTTCGTCTCCCTCGTGCGGGCGGCCGCGGACACCGACCTCGGCCTGCTCGTCGAGCGCCGCGACGGGATCGGCCTGGAGTACTACAGCCGCGAGTCCCTCTACAACCGGCCCGTCGACCTGGTCCTCGACTACGCGTCCGGCATGGTGTTCGCGCCGTTCGAGCCAACGGACGACGACAAGGGGCTGGCCAACGTCCTCACGGTGCGCCGCAAGAACGGCTCCGAGGCCACCGCCGAGGTCACCAGCGGCCGCCGCTCCACCCAGGCCCCGCCCGACGGCATCGGCATCAAAGAGTCCAGCGCGGAGACGATCGTGCTGGCCGACAGCCAGCTGCCCGACCAGGCCGGCTGGCGCCTGCACCTGGCCACGTGGGACGAAATGCGGGTGGCCAGCCTCACCCTGAAGATGGCCAACCCCCGCATGCGAGGCCTCCTCGACGCCGTCCTGGCGCTGCGCGAGGGCTCCCGTATCCAGGTCATCAACACCCCCGTCCGCTACGGGCGGGAAGGCTTCGACCTGCTGGTGCGCGGCAGCCGCGAGGTGCACGCCGAGGGCGTCTTCGACGTCACCCTCAACTGCGCCCCCTACGGCCCCTACGTGATCGGCGTCGTCGCCGTCCACGAGGACTTTGAGGACACCACCCTCGAGGTCTCCGCCACCAACGGCGGCAACGCCTCGTGGGCGCGCTCGCAGCTGCACTACAACTCGGGTGTCTGGTCGTTGCGGTCCGGCGCGATCGGCAACAACCAGACGTCCGACTGGATCTGCGCGGTGCCCGACGGGGCCACGGAAATGCGGTTCTGGTACTGGACGTCGAGCGAAGCCGCGGGCCCGGGCTTCGCCGGTGACCGGCTCATCGTCCTGGTCGACGGCTTTCAGGTGCTGCTGGCGCAGGGCGTCACCGGGTGGACGCAGAAGATCGTGCCCGTCGCCGGGGCAAGCAGCGTCATCTTCCGGTACGCCAAGGACAACAGTTCGACGTCCGGTGAGGACGCCGTCCACATCGACGACGTCATGTTCACGGGGACGGCCCCGGTCCGCGTCGACACCGACGGCTCCGAGCTGCTCGCCGCGGCCACCCGCACGGCCACGTCGTTCGTCGTGGCGACCACGCCTCTCGACGCCCCGCTGTGGACCAGGGACCCCGTCCAGCTGCCTTTCGACGTCCGCGCCGGCGGGGAGGTGATGCGGGCCAGCGCGTTCGCCAGCTGGGCCACCGACACCTTCACCCGGACCGTGGCAGGCGGGTGGGGCAGCGCCGACACCGGGCAGGCGTGGGGTGTCGTGGGCGGCGCCGGCGCCTCGGACTTCTCCGTCGGCTCCGGCTACGGCTCGCACCTCCTCAGCACCGTCAACGTCTCCCGCCGCTGCGGCCTGGACTTCACCTACGCGGACGTCGACGTCGTCGTGTCGGTCACCACGTCCGCCACCGCCACCGGCAACAGCCTCTACGGCGGCCCCGTCGTCCGCTACGTCGACGGCGACAACCTGTACCACCTGCGCATCGAGTTCACGACGGGCAACGCGATCAACCTCGACCTGCGCAAGCGGGTGTCCGCCGTCGAGTCGTCCCTGGCCACCTACGCCACCGGCCTCACCCACGTCGCGGGAACGTTCGTGAAGGCCCGGCTCCAGGTGCGGGGCACGAAGCTGCGCGCCAAGGTCTGGGCGGCCACGGCCACCGAGCCCGACTGGCAGATCACGGTCACCGACAGCTCGGTCACCACGTCCGCCTTCGTGGGCTGCCGGTCGATCGCGCACGCCAGCAACACCAACGTCAGCCCCTCCATCCGCTACGACGCCTTCGAGGTCATCAACCCGCAGACCATGACCGTCACCGCCCGGTCCGTGAACGGCGTCGTCAAGCCGCAGACCGCCGGAACGGCCGTCTCCCTCGCCCGGCCCGCCCGGCTCGCACTCTGAGGAGGACCCATGTCCTACGCCGCCGGTGACCTGCTCACAGCCGGTCGCACCAACCGGCTCCAGGCCAAGACCTACGACGCCACCGGCACCACCAACCTGGCGCTGACCACAACGGAAACCGACATCGCCGGAGCTTCGGTCACGCTCACCACCGAGACCCCGGGCGCCATCTACGTGGTGCGCGCCGACTTCAGTTTCGACATCGCGTCGGCCACGACCGCTTTCACATCCGGCGTCTGCCAGCTGGACGGCGTCAGCCTCTCCGGCCAGGCGAGGTGGAGCGGTGAGGTCGGCACCGACTACGGCCCGGCCTCGCACGGCTGGCGCGGCACGATCGCCGCCGCCGGAAGCCACACCTTCAAGCTCCGCGGCGCCATCAGCGCCGGCACGGGCATCACGGTCCTGGCCGCCTTCACGAAGCTCTTCGTGACCATCCACGAGGTGGTGTGACGTGGCCGCCGCTGAGGCGGCCGGGAACCTGGTCCTCAAGGGCGAGTACTGGACCGACGTCATCACGCCCGGGGTGACGCTGCCGGTCGACACCGTCACCGACACCTGGCGCACCATCGCAACGCGGGTCCTGCCCGTCGACCCCGGCGACGTCCTGGACGTTGATGCCCGCACGAGGGTCACCAACGACACGGGCAGGACCCGCAACCAGCCCGGCTACACGGTCGGGGTCGGCGCCCACCTGTGGATGTACGACTGCGACCCCGACCCCGACGAGGCTGGCGTGGTGCCGGTGGTGTCTGCCCGCCCGTGGGCGCGGATCGGCCCTTCGTGGGGCGACAACGTGGACCGGGACCGGCACCACCTGCCGATCCACGTGACCGCGCACTGGCAGGTGCCGGCCACCTGGCCGCCCGGCCACCGAATCGTGATCGTCCTGCGCGCAGACGCGCACAGCACGGCCGCGGTGGCGGGCGATGCGCTCGCCGTCGACGTCGGCTACACCCTGCTCAAGGTCAGCCGAAAAGCCCTCGCCCCCGTCGGCTGACCCGCCATCCCACCGCCCGCCCCGCGCCGATCCGGTCCGGGGCTTCGTCATGTCTGGAGCCCACATGGCCACACCGCTCACCGCCTCCCAGGCCATCGCCGCGCTGAGAGCGGAGGGCGTCACCGTCGTCGAGGTCGGCGCGTGGCGCACCCACAACCGCAACTCGAAGGGGAGCTGGGGGCCGGTCAACGGCGTGGTCATCCACCACACCGTCACGTCCGGCACCGCCAACTCCGTCGACATCTGCTACAACGGCTACGCCTCGCTGCCCGGCCCGCTCTGCCACGGCGTTATCGACAAGGCCGGCGTCGTCCACCTCGTCGGCTGGGGCCGCACCAACCACGCTGGCAGCGGCGACGGCGACGTCCTCGCGGCGGTCGTCGCAGAGAAGCCGCTGCCCGCGCCGAACGAGAACGACACCGACGGCAACGTCCACTTCTACGGCTTCGAGTGCGTCAACCTCGGCAACGGCCAGGACCCCTGGCCGACCGTCCAGGTCGAGGCGATCGTCCGCGCGTCGGCCGCACTGTGCCGGGCGCACGGCTGGGGCAAGGACGGCGACACCTCGGTCATCGGCCACAAGGAGTGGACGAACACCAAGATCGACCCTCGCGGGCCGGGCATCACGATGCCCGACGTCCGCAAGCGGGTCGCCGAGCGGCTGAAGCACACCGCGTCCTGGTCGCCGGGCACGTCGACGCCGACCCCGGCGCCGACCACCGCGGAGCGGCTGACCGCTCTGGAGAAGCGCGTCACCGCGCTGGAGAAGAAGGGGGCCTGACATGGCCAAGGAGTCCACGAAGCGCACCGCGCGCACGGTCCTCCAGACCGCGCTCGGCTTCGCGATCGTCCTGCCCGCGGTCGTCGCCGCGTCCGGCGTTCCGGCCGCGCTGCCGTGGGTCGCGGGCGCGCTCGCGATCGCGGGCGGCTTCGCCCGGGTGATGGCCGTGCCTGGCGTCCAGGCGCTGCTCCCTGCGTGGCTGCGGACCGACGACGGCGGCCGCGAGTGACTGCCCCGGCAGACCCGTCGGGCGTCTACATCAGCTCGGCCCAGATGTACCAGGAGCTGAGATCCCTGAGTGATGGTCTGACCCGGGTAGAGACGAAGCTCGACGGGATCGGGCAGGGTCTGAACGATCTCGGCAAGGACGTCGCCGACCACGAGACCCGCATCCGCACCCTGGAAAAGGCCCGGTGGCCGCTGCCCACGATCGGCGTCCTCGCCGGTGTGGCCGGCGCCGCGACTGGAGCCGTCGCCCTCTTCGCCCGATGACCGCGGCCCCGCTCTCCTTCGGGAGGGCGGGGCCGCTTTCGTCATGTCCGGGGTCAGCCGCGGGGTGGCTGCCCGTACACGCTCACCCACCGGTCGCCGCGCATCACGATGTCCGCCGTCTCGACGGCGCGGCCGGTGGCCTGGTCGTAGTAGGTCCGCTCGATGGCGAGGACCGGGCCGGGCGGGGTCATGCCGAGGGACTGTGCCTCCGCGCGGGTGGCGAGCCGGGCGCGGACCCGCTCGACGGGATCGCCGACCTCGATGGAGAGGACCCGCATACGGGCGGCCACGCCGACGCCGGCGTAGGGGCCGACCTCGGGCAGTGCGACCAGGGAGGAGCCAGTCACCTCGAGCGGCTCCCACGACTCGGCCAGCTGCACCGGCTGCTCGTCGGCCAGGTACGTGTACGAGGTGTGCATGACGGCTGCGCCTGGCTGGATACCCAGGCGCGCGGCGACCGACTCGCTGGCCTTCTCCGTGGTGGAGTCGTGCCGCCACGTGCCGACCGCGCCCTGCTTGGCGGCGCCCTCGGCGAACGGGCTGTCCTCGCTGCGGCGCCGGTGCTGGCGGACGAGGAGCTCGGGTGTCTCCTGGCTGCGGACGTAGTGGCCGGCCCCGTGGCGGGAGACGACCAGGCCGTCGTCGACGAGCACCTTGTAGGCGCCGGTGGCGATGGAGTTGCTGCCGCCGTACTGGGCGGAGATCTCGGCGACGGACGGCAGGCGGGTGCCGGGTGGGAGTTCGCCGGATTCGATCCGTGCGCGGAGTTCCTCGGCGACCCGCAGGTACAGCGGCGGCTCCGTGCTCACTGTCCGCCCTCCCTCATGTGACTTGCGTGACAGAGTAGCCAGCGCCCCGCTACTCTCGTGCGAGAGTCAGTCTCTCGCATGAGAGCGGGTATTTCGCCATGCCTACCAGCCGTGCCACCGCATTACGAGAGGCCCTCGAGGAAGCCCTCGACGGGCAGCCGGTGCGCCTCACCCCCCGCCAGCACGGCACCCGCGTCACTGCGGCCGCGCCCGAGCCGGCGGACTGGGACCGGTGGCGCCGGGTCATCGCCGTACTTCAGAGCGCGGACGACTGGGGCAGCAGCAGCGGGGGCGGAGCACCCGAGATCTGGGCCGAGATCAAAGACGAGGTGAGCCCGTGATGCAGCTCGACAGCACCCAGCCAGCCGAGCCGGACCAGCAGCCGGCCGTCCTCCGGTCCGTCGGCATCGCCCGGTGCGCGTGGCACCAGGGCTTCAGTGCGACGGCCCGCCTGGTCCGGGACGCCGAGGGCGCCCTGCACTTCGCATGCTTCTCGTGCCGCGAGGCCTACGACCTCAAGCCCGTCGCGGACCAGCCGTGAACCCCGCCTTCGTCCAGCCCGTCGAGATGCTGCCGATGCCGAAGGCCGACACCCTCACCGAGGGCCAGCTCGACGGGAAGGTGTGCGTCTGGTGCGGTGTCCGGCCGCGCGAGCCGCTGCACCTGGGCCCACGCCTCAGCGTCCTCGCTGGGCGGCTGCACCGCTGGCTGCCCATCGCTCACCGCCGTTGCGCGGCAGAGAAGGCCGGCAAGACCTACGAGCTGCACCGGCGGACGTGCGCGCGCTGCGCCCCCCGGGACTACTGCCCTGACGCGGTCGCCCTGTACGAGCTGTCGCAGACCGCCTGATCGACCGCCCGCCCCGCACCCCGTGCCGTTGGGGGCGGGCGGTTCCGCGGCCCCGGCCGGCGCCCCCCGTCGCCGACCGGGGCCGCTTTCCGCGCTCACCTTGGATTCGAAGGCGATCACGCGCGGACCTGAATCCAGCCACAAACATGCAGGTCAGAGGCATGGTTCCTCGCCAGCGAGGACCCTTCCAGTCGTGATCCTTTGAGTGGTGTTGCAGCCGTAGATTCGGGTTCCCGAACCCCAGACAAAGACACCACTGGTGAGCCACACTCAGGACATGAAGACCACCCAGTCGGCGGGCGGCCGGACGCGCGCCGTCATCTACTGCCGCATCAGCCAGGACCGCACCGGAGCCGGCCTCGGCGTCGACCGCCAGCGCGAGGACTGCGAAGCCCTCGCCACCAGCCAGGGCTGGGACGTCGTCGAGACCTACGTCGACAACGACATCTCGGCCTACAGCGGCAAGAAGCGCCCCGGCTACCGGCAGATGCTCGCCGACCTCAACGAGGGCAAGGCCACCGTCGTCATCGCCTGGCACACCGACCGGCTGCACCGCTCGCCGACCGAGCTGGAGGAGTACATCAACCTGTCCGACCGGCGCGGCATCTCGACGCACACGGTGCAGGCCGGGACCGTCGACCTCGCCACACCGTCCGGCCGGATGACCGCCCGGATCCTCGGCGCCGTCGCCCGCCAGGAGTCCGAGCACAAGGGTGAGCGCGTCGCCCGGGCGCGCCGGCAGAAGGCCCTCAACGGTGACTGGATGGGCGGCATCCGCCCGTTCGGCTGGGGCCTACCCACCGGCGAGACGAAGAAGCGGGTCGACCGCAAGACGGGCGAGGAGGTCGAGGAGCCGGAGCTGGACATGCTGAAAGCCGTGCCCGAAGAGGCCGAGGCACTGCGGTACTGGACCGACGAGATCCTGTCCGGCGGATCGATCCGGTCACTCGTGCGCTGGTGCGCGGACAAGGGGATCACCACGACGCGCGGGAACCCGGTCACCCACACCGACATGCGCGACATGCTGCTGCGCCCGAGGAACGCCGGAATCGCCGTCTACAGGGGCGAGGAGGTCGGCCGGGGCAGGTGGGACCAGATCGTCGAGGAAACGAAGTACAGGGCCGTCGTGGCGATCCTGAGGGACCCGTCACGGACGACGACACCGGGAGCGACGCCGAAGTGGCTGGGCTCGCTGCTGTACCGGTGCGGCCGGGGCGCGTGCACCCGCTTCGTGTACGCGACCCAGTCCGGCGGCCGCAGCTACCCGTCGTACCGGTGCCAGGACGGGCACGGCGGCGGCCGGCGCGCCGAGGTGGTGGACCAGTACGTCGAGGACACGATCGTCGAGCGGCTGTCACGGGACGACGCGCACGAGCTGCTGGAGCCGGTGCCGGACGGCGTCGACGTGGCCGCGCTCCAGGCGGAAGCCGAGGGGATCCGCGGCCGGATGCGGGACCTGGGCGGCCTGTTCGGTGCCGGGCAGATCGACATGGTCGCGTTCACCGAAGGCACGGACACGGCGCGCGCGCAGCTGGAGGGCGTGATGTCACAGCTGGCTCGGGCGGCGACGGTGGATCCGCTCGTCAGCCTGGTGGGGGCGCCGGATGTACGTAAGGCGTGGCGCGGGATGGAGCTGGACCGGCAGCGGGTGGTGCTGCGGTCACTGGTCGAGGTGACCCTGAAGACCCCGCGCCCGGGCCGCATGCCGGACGGCGGATACTTCGACTACGACGCCGTGGTTTTCAAGTGGGTGCGAGGCAAGTGACCTGATTCTCTACGGCTCGCTCACTGTCTGCTTCTCAAACTCATCAAGATCCTTGTACGTCTGAAGGACCCTCTGGAGACTGGCCTTCTGGTCCGGATCCGTCTCACGGTTGATCTGATCCTCTAGCTGGCTTTCCTGCCCTGGAGGCGGAAGAAAGTTCTTCCGCCTCGCACTGGCTACCCACTTGGCTGCTGTTGAGTGCGGTGCGCTGAAATGGTTAGCCACCTCCCGGGTAGGTGGCGACCCAAGCTTGTCGGCGGCGAGGTAGACGACGGCCACCTGGCGCAAGAAGTCGTCGGTGATCCGGTTTCGCTTGCGCTTGGGCGACGGGGCAGCATGCTGATCGCGCACGGCGTAAGCCTCGGCCGTGTGATCCCGCAGTTTCTCCACCCACCGCATTGCGGCACTAGGTCGAGTCTCGTAGGCAACCACCGATCGGACGCCGTGAGCGGGCTCCATGTCCTCGTCAGGCCTGCGCTCCTCCTCCATAAAGGCGGCAAGGTACCGAGTCATGAGCGCCACGCCCATCTGCTTCCACCGCCTTGCAGGCACAACCTTTCGGAACTTCTCGTAGGCGACCGGCAGGTCTACTCCAGCACTGCGCGCCTCTGTGAGCGTCAGCTCACCCTCGAAGACCTGGAAGTGGAGAAACAGCGCGAAGTCATCGTCGCCCGGCCACTCGGCACTCCACATGCCGATCGTTCCCACCGCCAGGTGAAAGAACTCCGGGAGCAGAACCGTTCCGACTTGCACGAGGTCAGGCAGTTCATCGATGTCATCTGGGGAGAACCACGGGTGCACCGAGTAGTGCCATCCCGATGGGGGGTTCAGGTAATCGTCCACGCCCTCATCCTGCCCGCATCGGCAAGACATTGGCAAGAGCAAGGGCACCCTTACCCTAGCCACTCCCTCCCCACTGGTGGACTTAATGGCAAGGCTGTGGCTAGGGTGTGAGCCATGGCAAAAGTGCAAGCGCTGCGCCTCGCTAGCGTGCGCTCGGCCCTGAGAAGTGGGGAAGCCGAGCGCCTGCGAGTAGCAGCACAGCTCTCGATCAGCGAAGTTGCCCAGGCCTGCGGCGTGGATCAATCCACCGTGTGGCGCTGGGAGCGCGGAGTGCGCAAGCCCCGCGGCGATGCAGCTCTCGCCTATGGCGAGCTGCTCGAGTCCCTTCGTCAGCAATCCTCGTCACCCGACGAGAGGGAAACGGCGTAGCTGTGGCAAGGCCACGGGCTACCCATGACGGCGCCGGTCCCGCGTGCGAGGCGGGATCGGCTGCCTGAAACGACGAAGAGGCCGCGTGCGAGGCGGCCTCTCCAGTCGAGCAATCCGCACCTACCAGCAAGTAGAGATCGGAACAGCTCTATGAACAAGCAAACCACGGCAACGGCGCCGTCGGCCAGATCGACCATCAGCGAGAGCCCTGAGATGCAGGCCCGCATCGAGCGGGACGTCGACCGCATCATGGCCGCCATCACCGACCCCATCGCCGCTTTCCAGGCGCTCACCGCCGGCCTGCATGTCGAGGAGTGGGACACCGCCTCCCTCGACGAGAACCTCCGCGACAAGTTCGTAGCCTTCTACCTGGAGCGCAAGGACGGCACCCGCCTCCTCGTCGTCCCTGTCGGCCAGGACCCCGCCGTCCGGCTCCACGCCGTCCGCGCCCTCCTCGCTCACCCGGGGGTGACGGCATGACGACCGCCGTCGACACCGAGCAGCGCATCACGACCGTGGCTGGCGCCCTGTGCGTGGCCAACGCCGTGTACGCCGAGGCCCTCACGATGCCCAACCCGGCCGCGACCCTCGACAACATCTGCGACGTCCTGCCTGAGGTCCTGCCGCAGGTGATCGGCATCCTCAGGACCACCCCGGAACTGACCAAGCTGCTGACCGACGACGTCACCGACCGCCTCTGGGCGTACACCGCCGTCGAGCACGCCCGCGCTGAGGCGGGCGAGGGCTACGGCTACGTCTTCGACCTGCTAGTAGAAGCGCTGAAGAAGGGCGCGGACCCGCACGTCATGAGGAAGACCGCCCTCGACGTGCCCCGGCGGATCCGTGAACTCGCAGAGGCGGCCTCGTGACCGCCTCGCAGAACACCGTGCTGGCCGGGGGTGTGCAGCTCGTGGACACCCCCGGCCGCCCGGCCCAACCCGACCGCCCCCGGCGCTTCGAGGACGACGCCCGCAACGACGCCTACTGGGCGCGGATCGTCGCCTGTGTGGACTCCGCGCCGCCCTTGGACGCCGAGCAGCGAGCCGTGATCAGGACGGCGTTCTCCACCGTCACAACCAACGCTCGGGAGGCGGCGGCATGACCGACCCGATCACCACGTTCTCCGGAGCCCACCCGTACCGGCCCCAGTGCGTTGTCACCGCGGCCCGGGAGGTCTTCGAGAAGGTCTTCGAGAAGAGCCTGCACGTCGCGATCCCCGAGCTGGCCGTCAAGGTCGCCGAGGTCATCACCACCGACGTCAGCAAGGGCCGGTGCCCCCGCTGCCACGACCCGCTCTACCCAGACGTGAAGCCCGGGAACTGGAAGCCGGCCGGGACCCGAGCCCTGCCCTGTCGGTGCCTGCCCGTCTGCGAGACCTGCGCTTCCTGGATCGAGCCGATCATCGGGACCAACCCGGTCACGGCCTGGCCCACCGACACGGATCTCGACGACGACGGCGAGGAGACGCGCAAGGAGCACGAGCACGAGCGCGTCATGCGGCTGAAGGCACAAGCCGAGACCGCGGTTCTGGAGGCCGGGCCCGGCGGTCTGGTCCTCGTAACCACCGAGGGTGTGGCCCCGGTCGTCGTCCAGCCTCGTCCGCATCCGGGCGGCTGGCTGGAGTTCGGCTACGACGACACCGACGACCAGCGGGAGCGCACGTCATGACCCGTACTCCACAGGACACGTTCCTGTCCGACCAGGCGCTCGCCGCCGCGCGGGACGCGGCCACCGACCCGACCCTCGTACCAGTCGCCATCACCGCGGCCAACGGCGAACAGTGCACCTGGTGCGACTGCCCGCTCGGCCCGGACTCCCCTCACAACCGGCGCGACTACCGCTGCGGGGGCTGCACCCACACGGCCAAGAGCGTCGTCAGCACCTTCGCCGGCCCGGCCCTCCGCTACGACTTCCCCGCCTGCGAGCGGCACACCGCCGACATCGTGGCCGCCGTCGCCCAGACCGTGGCAGGTGCCCGATGACCGAGCACCGCCCCGGCCGCTGGCCCGTCGACGAACCCGTCGATCTCATCCCCGACGACCTCTACCTCCAGCGGGCCGCCGAGCGCGGCCGCCACGAGATCGTCCTCGGCTCGATCCGCGCCCACCTCGAAGAGCAGCCCACCCCGGTCGCGGTGCTCGCCGCCGTCCGCCGGTGGACCAACGAGGTCATCGCCGTGGGCGACGAGGTCGCCAAGACCAAGCGGCGCAGCACCGGCTGACCGCGGGCGGGCACCGTCGGGGATGACGGTGCCCGCCCGCCACACGAACCACTGATCCAGCTCGCAGAAGAGAGCACGTTCGTGACCGACACCATCGCCTTCAATAGGCTCGCCGATCTCCTCGGCGGCATGGGCGAGCCCACCCGCTACCAGGGCGGGGCGCTCCGTACCCGGGGCATCTGCCATGGCGGCGACTCCCCCAACACCGTCGCGATCAGGCGCGGTAACAACGGCGGCGTGGTCATCCACTGTCACAAGTGCGACGGCAACGCCGAGTTCCTCGCCGCCATCGGCTGGACCGAGGCCGACCTGTTCGACGAGCCGCTAGAGCGGCAGCACGACCGGCCCGCCGACGATACGTGGATTCCCTGCCGCGAGCGCGGGCACAAGCGCGTCGCACAGTACGTCTACCGCGACGAGAACGGCACCGTCGTCCACGGCGTCACCCGCTGCGACCACAAGTGCTTCGCCCAGTGGCGGCCAGAGCCGAGGACCAAGTCCGGCCGCCGCTGGTCCCTGAACGACGAGCGCGGCAACCGGCTCGTCCCCCTCGTGCCGTACCGGCTGCCCGAGCTGCTGGCGGCGCGAGAAGCCGACCGCGTCATCTGGATCGCCGAGGGCGAGAAGGACGTGAACGCCCTCGTCGACCACGGCCTGGCCGCCACCTGCAACGCGGGCGGCGCCGGAAAGTGGACCGCCGACCACGCCCGCTACCTCGAAGGCGCCGACGTCACCATCGTCGCCGACCGCGACGACAAGGGACGCGAGCACGCCCTCCATGTTGTGGAGACCCTGCGCGGCCTGGCGCACTCCGTGTACGTCGTGCAGGCCAAGACCGGGAAGGACGCCGCCGACCACTTCGCCGCCGGCCACGTCGACTCCGAGTTCCACGAGGTGTGGGCCCCGGTTCCCTGCCCCGGAACCCCGGTGGTGCAGGGGTGACCGAGAAGCCCGACTGGCAGCCGAACGTAGACGCCGTGGAAGAACCCGTCGCCCGGCGCCTGGTCCTCACGCCAGCGAGCAGTATCCGGATCCGCCCGGTGCGCTGGCTGTGGGACACCACGCCCCCGGACGCGCCGCCCACATCGCACGGCCGCATCCCGCTGAACTCCCTGGCAATCGCGGCGGGCGGGCCGGGCCTCGGCAAGTCCCAGTGCGCCTGCTGGTTCACGGCGCGCATTACCACCGGGAGCCTGCCGGGCGAACTATGGGGCAAGCCCCGCAGTGTCATCTACGCGGCCACCGAGGACTCGTGGACGTACACCATCGCGCCTCGGCTCGTTGCCGCTGGCGCGGACCTGGACCGCGTCTTCCGTATCGACGTTCAGGACGACGACGAGCTGCACGCCCGGCTCACTCTGCCGAAGGACATCTCGTTGGTCGGCAAGGCGGCCGAGGAGTACGGCGTTGGACTACTGGTCGCCGATCCCCTGCTGTCGATGATCGACAGCAGCATCAACGACTACCGGGCCGCCGAAGTCCGCTCCGCCCTGGAGCCGCTCGTCGCGGCCGCCGACAAGCACGGGTTCACGATCCTCGGCCTCGCCCACTTCACGAAGGCGGGCGGCGCCGATCCCCTCAGCAGGATCGCGGGCTCCGGCGCCTTCGGCCAGCTCATCCGCTCGCTCATCGCCTTCGCCAAACAGGAGAGCGAGGAAGGCGAGGAGGAGTTCGTCATGAGCCTGGAGAAGAACAACCTCGGCCGGCTCGGGCTGCCGTCATTCACGTACACCATCCAGCCGATCACGGTGGACACCGAGGAAGGACCGTCCTACGTCTCGCGGTTCGCGCTGGGACCGGAGTCGACGACCAGCGTCCGCGAGGTGATGCGCGCCGAGACGAACGGTGAGGGTGCCGGATCGAACGAGGTCGTCGAGTGGCTGCAGGGCTGGCTCACCGACCTCGGCGGATCGGACGAAGCCCGCGAGATCAAGAAGGCGGCGCGCAAGGAGGGCTACAGCGAGTCCGCCGTCGACCGCGCGAAGAAGAAGCTCGGCATCCGTTCGAAGCAGCAGGGGTTCGGGCGAGACCGGACGTCGCACTGGTACCTGCCCGAAGCATGGTCGAAGGCCATGGCCGACGACCTCCCCCGTACAGCCTGACGTACATGACGTGCATGACGAGATTGGCCGTGACCTGCGACTTCTTCACAGGGTGTGGCTGACGAGATTGACGAGGTTGGTGACGAGATTGGGACGGCCATCCTCACCAATCTCGTCACCCGGAATCGCATTCTCGTCACCAATCTCGTCACCGCAAAACAGCAGGTCAGCCCCAATCTCATCAATCTCATCAATCAATTTTGTGTGTAGGAGGGGACGAGCGTGAGCCGACCACCCGACTCGAGTAGGTCCTCGTGAACGTCGACGACGTCGTGGCGGAGAAGATCGCCGCCGCCCGCGCCCGCGCCGAGGCCGCCAAGCGCCGGCGCGCAGCCCTCGCCGCCGCCCGGCAACGCGGCCTCGCCGCCCGCCACGCCCAGAAGCTCCGCAACCAGGCCAGCCGTGGGGATACGCCCACGGTTGCCGAACCCGCCGCCGAGGAGAACCAGTGACCGACCGCACCCTCACCCCCGGCCCACTCACCGCCGCCACCGACGACATCCGCGACCACGGATACGCCATCGTGCAGACCCGCATCGAACGCGTCCCCGTCGGCTACCGCAGCACCCTGTGCGCCGAGCCGGACGGATGCGCCCGGCCCACAACCCTCGTAACCGTCGCCCTCGCCGAGGTCACCGACGAGGGCGACGACGCCGTCGGCCTTCGCTTCGCGCGGGACGTCAACGGCGACATCGTCCGCATCCCAACCTGCGACGCGCACCGATGCGAGGCCAGCCACGACCTGTACTACGTGCTGACCGGCCGAACCCGACCGGACGGGATCCGCGCGTTCGACCTGCCCGGTCAGTACCTGAACTGGACCTGACGACAGCGGCCGGGCCCGCGGATATCGGGCCCGGCCTCCCACCCAGCATCCCGCGACTTGCTTCCTCGCAGGAAGCAAGTCGCCCCGACTGGGTGACAGCACGTCACCCAGTCCAACCCGAAGGAGCCCGCCATGGCAGGCGAGGCCGTGATGGCCCGGTTCTGGGCCAAGGTCAACAAGGCTGGATCCGTGCCCGAGCACGCGCCGGAAGTCGGGCGCTGCTGGGAATGGACCGGCGCCCAGGATGCCCACGGTTACGGACGTCTCACCGTCGGCGGCCAGTGGCGCGCCGCGCACCGCTGGTCCTTCGAGCTGGCCAAAGGTGCTATCCCCGCAGGCAAGTTCGTGCTGCACCGCTGCGACAACCCGGCTTGCATACGTCCCACCCATCTGAGACTCGGCACTCCACGGGAGAACACCGCAGACATGCACGCCAAGGGGCGCGCGGCCCGAGTCGGCCCCGTTGGCGAGCAGAACCGTCACGCGAAGCTCACCGCCCTGCAAGTGGTCAGCATCCGAGAACGCTTCGCCCGTGGCGAGCTGATCGTCCGCCTCGCTACCGATCACGCCCTGTCCGTGTCCTCCATCAGCTCCATCGTCAACGGGCGCTCGTGGGCGCACGTCGGCGGACCTATCCGACAGCCTGGCCAGCTCGGCCGGCGCGCACGAAAGGCGGCCTGACCATGGCCAACGAAACCGTCATCACCGTCGTGGGGAATCTCGTGGATGACCCCGAGCTGAGGTTCGCTCCGTCCGGTGTCGCGGTAGCGAAGTTCCGGGTGGCGTCGACGCCCAGGGTCTTCAACAAGACCACGAACGCTTGGGAAGACGGCGACGCCCTGTTCCTCACCTGCTCCGTCTGGCGGCAGGCCGCCGAGAACGTCGCCGAGTCCCTCACCAAGGGCATGCGCGTCATTGTCCAGGGCCGCCTCAAGCAGCGGTCCTATGAGGACGGGCAGGGCGTGAAGCGCACCGTGTACGAGCTCGACGTCGACGAGGTCGGACCGACCCTCGCCCGCGCCACCGCCAAGGTCACGAAGAACCCGGCGGGCACTGGGTCCGTACCGGCGAACGGAGCCAGTTCCGTACCAGCGAACGGAACTGGTGACCCGTGGGCGAACGCCCGGCCCGCCAACGGCCAGCAGCAGGGCGGCGGCTGGGGCAACCCGCCCGCCCAGCAGCAGCCCGCCGCCCAGGGTGTCGCTACTGACGAGCCCCCCTTCTAGGAGCCGACGTGACCCCGAACGAGATCCAGATGCTGATCTGCGGCATCGGCATCGGCGCGCAGGGCATGGCCGTGTTCGGCATGGTGTGCGACATGCGGTCCGCGCGCCGCAGCCGGACCGCGGCCGAGGCCGCGCTGAAGAGCGCCGCTGGCGACCACTACCTGAACAGCCTCCGCCTCTACCGACTCCAGCACCGGATGGAGGCCCGCCGGTGACCGCGGCCTGTGGGCTCTGTGAGCGGCAGATCGAGCACGGCTACCTGTGTCCGGGTGACACGCTCGCCCTGGCCGAACGCCTCGATCGCATGCCGAAGCTGTACGCGGCGCTGGCCGGGTTCATCACCCCGGCCGCCCGCGGCGGCGCCGAGCGGGTCTCCCGCGGTCACGCCGGCTCCACCCTGCCCGTCGACGAGACGGTCCTCGACCTGCGCTACGGCGGCATCGCCCTGGTCCTGGAGGGCTGGCGGTCCGACGTCCAGCGGGTTCGCGGCTGGGGCGAGCCGGCCATCGTTGGCGACGTCGAGGAGCGCGTGAAGCGGGCCGCCCGCTGGCTCGGCATGGAACTGGAGTGGATCGCTGCCGCCTACCCGGCCGCCGGTGATCTGGCCCGCGAGGTCCGCGAGATGGAGCGTGCCGCGCTGTCGATCGTCGGCGCGCTGCCCGAGCGTGGCCGGCTGCTCGGGCAGTGCGTGAACTCCGACCAGTCCGGCGTGCTGTGCGGCGCCCCGATCCGCCACCAGCCCGGACAGTCCAGGCTCGTGTGCGAGTGGTGCCACTGCGTCTACAGCAGCGAGCAGGACTGGCTGCTGCTGCTCCACCACCAGCCGGAGGCGACGG